ACATCTTCTGTTCCTTCATGCTCAATGCCGGGGGTTTGAACCTTGAGAAGAGCCTCGTCCGATATTATAGGGTTCTTCCCTGCAATCTTTCGGACTTCCTTCAAGGCCCATTTGAGAGCCTTGATGTCATCTTTTGACAAGTCAACTTCATTGAGTTCACCTGTGGCTAGAGCCTCACGGAATCGCCCATCGAGTTTAGTTCCTCGTTGTGCCGCTGGGCCTGCTTCGCCTTGCTTTGACTCATAGCAAGGACATTCTGCGAGCTTGGGTAGTAGTGAGTGTCTAATCATATTTATTGATTGAGTTTAAGTGTAATGTATCCTATTATTGCTGCTGGAATGAGTATCTTGGAAATCTCAAATCCAGCACACATAATAAAGAGAACTTGATCTGGATTCATTTAGTCTGAGTAGCGAGTTGATTTCCCATTATAAAGATGCTGACAATCTGGATTCATTGAGTAGTCAAACGAGAGTGTCTGGCCACCGCATCCGTGAGCATTCACTAGCTCCTTGATCGTATCATCGTGCAACTTCTTATCGCTGATGATTGTGAACTCAAACCATTCAGTGTTGCCAGAGGCGGACATTGTCCGCTCTCCTTGGAAGTTTATAGTATTATTGATTTTCATTTTGTGGTTCTTGTGGATTGTCTTGTGGTTCGTCTTGAGAGCGGACGGAATAACGCACGCTTTCCATTATTTACCTTTCTCTACGGCCTCCACGAACTTTTCCAGCTTTCCAACGATGTTCTTGCGGTATGTGGCATCCTCAATATCCCTCCAAGTCTGGCCCTCTTGAATCTTGCCTTTCTTGACTAGGAATGCGTTGACTTCTGGAACATCTGCTAGGGTAGCCGCAACTTCTGGAGTCCACCAGTTAGCCTCCCAACTGATTTCGCCTTCGACAATCTCCCCTTGGATTTCCGCATTATTAGGTGACTCGACATTATTGACAGACTCCTTGGATGGTTCTGGTAGAGATGGCACTTCTTTTGCGCTAGGAGCCTCGTGAACGAGTTCGACGACTTCCTTGGCGGGCCTTGGCTTAGTGTCGAAGTCTTGAACCTCCTCGGCCAAATAAACGCCATTCAGGCAGGCTGGGAAAACTGCGCGCACACCTTCAGCGACTACGCGAGCAGAAAGCATCTGATCTGGATATTGTTTCCAAGTCTGTTTTCCTGTAAGTCCGGCAGCATTGGCACGATCCATCGTCCAAGTGATTTCTAAATCTCCGCCTTGAGGATGGCTGAACTTCGCGGCGCATTTAGTCGGGCCTCGGCTTGTCCATTGAATTTTGCCCCCTGCCGCTTGGAATCGCGCAAGAGCCGCCTGCGATTTAAGTGCGGGCCTTCCTTGGATTATGTCAAACTCGCTTGCAACACTCGCGGGATGCCTGCCTTCGCTTTGCGCCACTAGCATGAGCGCAACGGCTTGATCTGCTGTCTTGATGCCGAATAAGCCCGATTTGGTGATGGCTTGCGCCATGGCTGTTATGTCTTGAACCGATTGATTATGAACTACGATTTGGTTTTGCATATTTATTTATTTTTGGTTGTTGTTTTGTCCTTGGGGGAAATTGGTTTATGGTTACTTGATTATATGATAATACAAGGTTACGATTATATCCTACGCAATACCGCTGTTTGACAATATCGCCGGAAATGTTCCTTGTAGTGTGGTAGTCAAACACGGTCAAAATCCTTTTGTGTCTATCACCGCGCCGAATAAACTTTGTGCCTTGGGGGTATTTCATGCAGCCTCCTTTGCCTTGGCAAGTGCGGCCTTGCATTGGTCAATCAAAAGGCTGTCTTGATGCCCGAATGCGTCAACAATGGCTTGCAAGGCGTCTTGCATACCTTGGGCTGTTTTCTTCAGTTCAGAAAGACGACTTTTGCGCTTGCGCTTGAATTTTACCCAATTAGGGCCGGGCGTTGGGTTTGGGGTGTTCATTTGAAATCCCCCTTTGCCTTGGCAAGTGCGGAAAGAGCATCTGGAAGCCAAGCGGAAAGGATAGAATTTCCCTCCTCATTGGCAATCTGCACCCGCGCAACGGCCGCCTCTAGTAAATCCAGCAAATCCGGCGCGGATGCGATGAGGTGAGCGTTTGCTTCTGCCGCATCGCCATAATCCGAAACGCCTGCCGAATAGGCAAGCGGCCCGTTTGCGTATATTGAGAACCTGCCCTTTATTGTTGGCCAATAATTCCAAGGGCCGGGAGTGTGTTGTGGTGTGTTCATTTGGTGTGGATGGATTAGAACGAGGAAACGATGATGCCGCCGGAAAACTCGATCAGTTGGCCGTGGTCTTGAATATATTCGCGAATCTTTTCATCAAGTTTGTCGTCGTCGGCGTCATAGTCACAGTTCACATTGTCGCGCCAATTATCTCCCGCGAAATAATCTTCCGCCCATTCCTGAAGGCTGTCATATTCTGAATAATCGCAGCGAATGGCTACGGAATCAAATTCCATTTCCTCCCCTGTATCTTCCTCTAATTGCTCTAGGTATTCTGCCAATGCATAGGCTCCCATTCGGGAGAAAGAAGAATTTTCGTCATTGGCTAAGATTTCGGCGGCTGCGGATGTTGATAATGTTGTTTTCATTTGATTTGGTTTTTTGGTTTTTGGTTTGTGGTTTGTTTATCTGTTTTCGAGAATGTCCAAGGCGTCGGCGATTAGGTTCATTGACCACACGCCCGGCAGCATTTCCTCAAGTTTGTCCAAAGTGTTTTGATTTTTGCCGTTTTTCTCAATGTAGCGAACCACAGCGTTTAGTGTTTCATCGTATGATCTCATATAATTAAAAAGAAAGACCAGTAACACGGAAGGAGCGCGAACCATTCACCTCTACCGCATCGAGTGTGCCGAAGGGGTGAATTTTGACGATACGGCAGGAAATGCCGCGAACTGTGATAAGCTGGCCGATTTTTGGCTTTTCGTTTTTCATTTGTGTTTTCTATTTGAGTTTTTCGCATTCGGGAGTCGTTCCCGTTTGCTGAAAAGAGACTCGCGCAGACTCTCGCGAACACCAAGAAAAATCGTAAAAAATAATTTCTCGCACACGCATTTATTTTATTGACTAGCCCACGGAACCGCATCCAGTGCGGCTCTGCGGGCGATTCACAAACTGAAAAAATCTTTCAAAAACATTTATGCAAAATCTCAACCTGTGATTTTTGGAATCAATTTTGCAAACGCTCGCCCATTTCAGGCGAAAGCGTTTTGCCTATTGTTTAGAATGATTCTAAACATTCAAAAACTATGCCAAGATCAAAAAGGAAATATTCAGGAATCATGCCAACTTTCAGAGCAAAATCTGATGCGAATCAGATTGCCAGCGGTTCAATTTATTGCAAGCGAATGACAGGAAAAAAGATTTCAAATCTTTTGCGCCTGCTTCGCGGCGTAGGGTAGCCACAAGAAAAAAGACTTGGCAAGCACAAAATCACGCATAGCCTAAAAAACATGGAAAAGAAAACAGGCAGGCCGTCCACATATACGCATGAAACAGCAAAGGAGATTTGCAGAATGATTGAAAATGGAATGACGCTTGTAGCAATTTGCCAGCTGCCAGATATGCCGGACATCTCCACTGTCTACGATTGGCAAGATTCGCATCCAGAATTTTCGGAATCCTACGCTCGTGCGAGACAACGGCAGGCTGATACTTTTGCAAGCATGGTTATGACGGAGGCATTCAACTCACATGACGCGCAAATAGGTAGACTACGCATCGACGCTCTGAAATGGACAGCCTCAAAACTTGCGCCGAAGAAATACGGCGACAAGATCGAGGTTGAATCTAATTCTCAGCAGAATTTTAAGATTTCTTTCTCCGTTCCAGAGCGTGACACTAGAGACAGCCTCAAAGAACTATCTGCCCCGATTGCAAGGTTAGCCAATGCCGAACCGATAGAGGCCGAAATTGTGGAATCCGAATAGATAACGAGACACAATCTCAACGCAGGTTTTTGCTTTAATCTGTCATATTGTGACAGGTTCGCGCATATCCTAATCACCGCATATTTCGCACATATCGCCAAGAGCGTATATTTTCCCCGAACTTTTCTAGACAAGTAAAACTCTTTTAGGTTCCCCAACCTAATGGAGTAGATGGAAACCATCCCATTTGATGCCATTGCAAACGCTAGAAAGCCCATGTTTGACTACGCGCAATTTTGCCCCACTATTTCCCGCCCTATGTCCCGAAAAACTAAAACTGAACTAGAAATCCTTTCCCATGCCTACGAAAAGAACCCAACACCAGAAAACTCCGCCATGTTCATCAAGACCCTAATGGATGCACTAAAGAGCAGGGAGGAAGCCATAAATGAACTTGAAAAGGGAATCCGCACGCTGGAGCTTTTTCTGGCTGAAAAAACCGATTGCGCTAGAAAGAAACCATGATAAAGCGGGAATCTATGCAATATCAAACTCACAGAGAATTTGTGCGAAAACTTTGCAAGGCTGGTTCAGTCATTGCCGAGGAACTAACTCCCGAAGATTGTCACCGCCTACATATGGCCATCGGCATCAGTGGCGAGGCTGGTGAGCTTCTCGACGCAATCAAGAAGGCTGTCATTTACCGCAAACCGCTAGACATTGCCAACATTGTCGAAGAGTGCGGAGACTTGCTTTTTTACATTGCTGGAATGCTCGACTCAATCGGTGTTGACATTGAGAGCGCGATTGCAGCGAACACCTCTAAGCTATCAATCAGGTATGGGAAAAGTTACAGCGATGCCGCAGCGATCCAGCGAGCTGACAAAGACCACGGGAGCGAAGTAAAGACAGAGAAAGAACCAGACGACGATTTTAATGAGATCGTTCCACGCGCTTGCAATCTGGACGACGAGGAGTGTGAATCTTGCCAATGAATAAGTCACAAGACTATTGGGAAGGCTTTGCAGATGGCCAGCGGGACATCGAGGCTCAGCTAGACATAGAGGAGCATTCAATCGAGCCGAACGACTTCATTCACTCGCTCGACTTGTTTGCTGGTTGGCTGATGGGATTGATTCAAAATAACGGTAGCGATGAGATAGATGACGAGGGCGCGCCGATCTACGCGAATTATTCTGATGCTACAATCGCCGGAATCGCCGCAGCATTCACATATGCCAGACTTCTGCGCGTTGTTTCGGCTTGCATCTTTCGGCTAAATCAGCGTGATTTTACAGAGGAGCATTTCCACCATGAACTAAACCATGCATTGCATATGCTGGAAACTAACAGCAAAGAGGTGCTAGACTATGAAGACTGAGAAGCAAATCACAGAGCTTGCGGAGAAATATCACAAGCTAATCTCTGGAGACCATCACAAGGATCGAGATTGCCATTGGCATATTGAAACCCGTTGGAGTTATGGCAACGCTCCTGTTTATATTGTCGAGCATAGGGGATATTTGCACGAAACGGAGCGATCCACTTTTGACAAATACGAAACGGCTTTGGCTTTTCTCCGTGATGAGTTAAAAGACGCGATAGAAATAGAGGAGTTTCACAAGGCGAACATCGACGGGATTCGCTTTCCCGATGACATCCCCGGAGAGTTGCGAGCATTTGAACTATGAACTGGCAAGAGTATGCGTTGGAGCTTGCAACGATAGCAGCGAAGAAATCGAAAGACCCATGGAAGCAAGTAGGTGCTTGTTTATTGCGTCACGACAACACAGTTGCAGGGATTGGGTTCAATGGCTTTCCAGCTGGAATGCGTGAGGATTGGGTTGATCGAGATAAACGAAGGCTCTACATCGTCCATGCTGAACAGAATGCGTTGAGATATGTTAAGCCAAATGAATGTTCGACTATTGCCGTGACTTTACTTCCATGCAATGATTGCTTGCGTTCTATTGCATCTTATGGAATCAAGACAGTGATCTACCGCGATATTTACGACAGAGACATCACGAGCATAACGCTAGCTCAGGATTTTGGAATAAAACTGATCAGACTATGAATAAATACAAAGTGCAAACACAACAGCCTGCAAATATCGTGCAGGAATTTGAGATTGAAGCAGAGGGAGAATATGAAGCACAGGAAATGGTTCAGGTGATGATAAGCAATGGAGAATTGCCTGAGCCGATTTATACCGCGACAGAAGTTTGTGGGAGAGCAGAAGTTTTTAGCGTGGAGGTTGAATGACGCAAGTAATATCAACAGGCATTTCGTTCGGCTCATGTTTGGCGATGGCCATTTCATGGGATGCGAATCATTCAATTCTATGGGCGATTCTACACGGATTCTTTTCGTGGGCTTATGTTCTTTATTTTTACTTCACCAATTAAACTATGAGATTTCACATATTGGGCTTGCCCCACACAGTCACATCAAAAGAGTTCAATGCGTGTGCATATACGCAAAAGGTTTTGAAGTTTGGGAAGATGATGACTCAGCGAGGCCATGAAGTCATCCATTACGGCCATGAGGATTCAGACTTGCAATGCACGGAGAGTGTCACGGTTTTGACGAATGATGACTTTGCGAAGTCTTACGGCTCGCATGATTGGCGGAAAACATTCTTCAAGTTCAACACGAACGACCATGCGTATCAGACTTTTTTCAAGAATGCTATTCGTGAAGTTGGAAAGAGGAAATTGAAGCATGACTTTATTCTGCCATTCTGGGGTTCAGGAGTAAGGCCGATTTGCGATGCACATCCTGACATGATTTGCGTGGAGCCGGGGATTGGGTATGCGGGTGGACATTGGGCGAGATGGAAGGTGTTTGAGTCTTACGCGATTTACCATGCTTATTGCGGAATGCAATCAGTGGGGAGTTGCAGGCAAGATTGGTATGAGGTAGTGATTCCGAATTATTTTGATGTCGAAGACTTCGACTTCAATCCCGTGAAGGAAGATTATTTTCTATACTTGGGAAGGGTCTATTCAGGAAAAGGGGTGGATGTAGCAATTCAGGCAACGGAGAGGGCTGGTGTGAAGTTGGTAATCGCAGGGCAGAAAGAAGAGGGATATAAATTGCCGCCTCATGTGGAATATGTCGGATATGCTGATGTGCCTACTAGAAAAAAATTGATGGCTAACGCCAAAGCTAGTTTCTTGCCGTCAATGTATGTCGAGCCATTTGGTGGTGTCCAGATTGAGAATTTGCTTTCTGGAACTCCAACTATTACGACTGACTGGGGTAGTTTTGCAGAAAATAATTTACATGGCATTACAGGATTCAGGTGCAGAACAATGGGTGATTTTGTGGATGCAGTCGAAAATATCGACCAGATCAAAACCAAGGATTGCCGTAAATGGGGCGAGAACTTTACTTTGGAGAAAGTTGCGCCGATGTATGAGAAGTATTTCCAAGATGTTTTGAATGTTTACGAAGGCAAAGGTTGGTATGCTGATGGAAGTGGTTTGTATGCAGGAATGAGGAATTACCCATGAACTACATTGTTTTAGGTGTTATGGTTTATTGTTTTGTGTATTTCTTAATGGATAAATAAAAATATATGAAAG